CCACCATAGTTACCACTTCCGCAACCAGGGCATCGTGCAGCTTGTGCTTGAGTCTGTTGTGAAGGTGGATAGGTTGGTTGCTGTGGTTGTGCGTACTGCGCTGGCTGAGGCGCTACATACTGCGGTTGAGGGGTTGCCGGTTGCTGAGGCTGTGTGCCTAGCTTTTGTGCCCACCAGTTATTACTCATAGTGTTACTCCCCAGTGTTTTTCACATCTAGTACACAAAACTGTGAAAGTTTCTGGTGTCCAGCTAATGTTGTACATTTTATGCCCAACTATTTTACATACAATGTTACTCATTTATATCCTCCATGTTTATAAACCCAGTCGGTGCCGATGTGGGATTAATTATCTGTAGATGGGTACCTATTGAAAAAGTACCAACCAACGTCGATAACGCTATTGTTTTAAACAAGCTGTGCATAATATCAGAACCCATGTCGTCAGCTAATTCTTTTAATAATTCAGATTCAGAAATTTCTTTTAACTGTATAGTTGTAAGTAAATTAGCGCTTATTTCAGCCATTTGATCTAAAAATGGCATGTATTGGTCAATAGCGTCTAATCTGTTATCACTGTCCTGTTGCTCTTTAATATCGCCTTCTTGACTAACCTTGCTTAAACCAATCAATTCCGCTAATTCATTTGGTTCCGCAAAATCTGTATCGTACATATACCAACGGACAATTGTGCTCACAGGTATATCAACCCTATGAACAACATACTCTTCTTCTTTGCCAAAAAGTTTGCGAAGCCATTTCACTTAGCGTCTCCCCATTTCTGAACAACCGCCATGTCTGCTACCAATGGGATAGGAAGCAAAGTGATGCCTTCCATAGCCTCTTTGATAGCGGCTTTTGTCTCATCAACAAGACTATCAGGAGTTAAGGTAACAAGTTCATCGTGGACCGTAAGGATCAAGCTTGACTCCTTTGGGATCATATCCTGGGCGCGTATCATAGCAAGCTTAATGATGTCCGCCGCTGACCCTTGGATGCGTGTGTTAAACGCCTGACGCTCTGAGCTTGATTTAAATCCTATGTTTCTAGAGTTGATATCTGGTAGGTATCGACGGCGATTAAGTATGGTTGTTACATACCCTAAGTTTCTTGCCACGCCTACCACCGTAACTTTATACTCGTTAACGGCTGGAAACTTAGCCGCAAAATCGTTAAGAAGCTTTTTAGCCTCTGGTACGGTGCAGCCAATCTGTCGTGAAATCTTGTCTGGCCCAACACCATAAGCCATAGCTAGTACCAACACCTTGCCAGCTTTACGGTCTACTCCCATAGTGTCGCCTACGGTTGTATAGATGTCACCGCCATTTAAGTAGTTGTCCATCATAATAGGATCTTGAGACATTGCTGCAATAACTCTAGGTTCAATCTGTGAGTAGTCGGCAACAATTAACTTGTAGCCTGACGGAGCAATGAACAAATTACGGATTGCTCTACCGTGCTCTGTATGAGGAGCCGGTACATTCTGAAGGTTTGGGTTACGGCTAGAAAAACGACCAGTCTCAGCACCCCATTGAATAAAGTCCGCATAGATTCTGCCGTTAACAAGTAAGCTTTCTCGCTCCTCGGTTTTAGCTTTTCCATTGGTGGTTTTAATTACCTCACCGCCAAGGTATGGGATTACGTATGTGCTTAACAATTTATTTAGATCAGAATACTTGAGTAACGCGTCTACTAACTCGTCTTTTTCTCTAAAATCTTCTAGCGCCTCAGCTGATACGGAATAATCTTTGTAAGTTAAAGACTGTTCGCCCTTTTCTTTAGCTTTCTTCTCACCTTTACCGGTAAGGACATGGGTACGTAGCCCACGGCAACCTTCTTCTTTAGGACCATAAAGTACGTATTGCTTATCGCTATTAGAGTTCATATTAAATATTCCGCCAATAGCGTAGATCTCAGACTTTACTTGCTCAACCTCTTCGGTTAACTTGTCGTACAAAATCTTAAGTTGGTTGGTGTCAATGGGAGCACCGGTAAGTTTCATCTTGCACAAGACATAAAGAACATCCATTTCAAGGGCCATAACTTTGTCTACTTTTGCAGCAGTAAGCTTGGGAGCTAATGTCTTCCATAACATAAAGGTGTACTTAGCATCAAGAAATGCGTACTTAGCAACGTCGTTAAACCCATAAATTTCAACCATGTGCCCAATGCCCTTTTGCATTGAAAACCCAAGCTCTCTCTGTAAACAATCATCAAGACCAAGCTTTCCTTTGTTCTTGTTATCGTAAAGGAATGAAGCCATCAATGTGTCAAAATAAGGAGCTGAAGGTAGTGAGCCTCCGTAATACTTAGCAACAGAGCTAAGATCAAATCCTAGATTGTGTCCTATAGTTAATATTTTATTGTTAAAAAATAAAGGCTTTAATGCTTCAAATACTTCTGCTGGGAATAGCTGTGTAGGAGCAGGTCCGAAAGATTTAATAGCTTTCTTGCGATCTTTAGAATAGTCGCTCTCGCGTATTGGCAAACCTGCCAGTACACGCTTTTCTCCTTGAGGTGTAAGCGGAAAAGTTTCTGACTCAAACTCACCATGTGGGTGGCCAAGCGGAATAACATCCCCGCGGCCGTGTGTTGCAAAACTAAGCCAAAGTACTTCGTTAACAGCTGGGATAACACGTTTATCTCCTACGGTTTCGCAATCGTAAGCAAATGCGTCTTGCTTAAGATAGAAAGAAACCATCTCATCAAGTTCTTCTCGGGTAGTAATAATATGTTCCATATGATGCTCCTTATTAAGCAGATGGGGCTAATGCCAATAGCACTAGCCCCGTCCACAACTAATTGTTTAGAGAAGGCTGTCTGCTACTGCTTCTAGTTCTTCCCATGTTGGAGCCTTAATAGCTGAAGCCTCAAATGGAGTTAGTGCTGCAATTGATGCTTCTTGTGATTCCACGTCAATACCCCAGTCTTCAAGAAGATCGCGGGCTTTAACTGGATTAAGGTGGTACACAGTGCTTTGCATTTTGCCTGTGCGACTAATTGCCCAGTAGTTCTTTGTTAGAGGACCTGCTGGTGAGAAATGTGCGGCGTGAAGTGTCTTGTAAAGACGTGGGCTTGCGATCATCATCTGTCGCTCTACCCCGCCAGGAACACTTAGATTAGCAATACTGAAAGCTTTCTTATCTTCCGGCTTGCTACCAAGTTTTACGCACAATGGGTCGTTTGCTCCTAATGAAATGTAGGAACGCTTGCCACTTGTTTTCTGTGACAAGAAGTGCTGCTTGTAAACAGCAAATGGTCCGTTTGGATCAAGGAACTTGATGATTTGATATTCACCATCAGTGAACTTGAACTCGGATGGAAAATCGCCTGAAGAGGCGGTTGTTTTTTCAGCTGCATCCCAGCCTGACTGAACGACTGTTGTAGCTGTCTTTTGAGCTGGTCTTGCTTCGATAGGTAAGTCGCTCTTTGCGAACTCATCTGCCGCTGGGACATAGTCCTCGGTACGGTTTACTGCCATAGTTTTATCATCCTTTTATTTTAGTTGTCATTGTTTTCAGTTGCTCGGATGTTACTCCAAGCCTCGGCGATATCCAAAGATATTTGCCGGTGTAATGGCCATTCTATGCGCTTTGTGTGCAATAGTCCAGCCTTATCTAGTATCTCTACTAGCTTTTCCACCATAGCTCTTGAATATAACCTTCTCCCTGCGTGGTCTTTCCCGTTAACGTCTTTCTTGGTAGGAAGACGGTACGGAGATGCTGGAAGGTAACCCTGTGTGATCCAAGCACGTATTGAAACAACAGGACGACCGACAGCAGCAGCTAAAGCCCCAATAGTAAACATCTCAATGTCCCGGCCATTGGGTAATGTTTTTTTAATTGGATTAGAGTCCCATGCAGTATCTGCACCGGCTTCTATCGTCTTAGCTACTATTGGTTTTCTTTTTCTTTTACTGCCTGGATAGTAACTATCAAGGTCAGCAAAGGTAGACTCGATTAAATCATCACTCATTTGATGCTTTAACCAAGAAAGCGTAAGAAACTTTGGATGGGAACATCGTATCAATATCAGCTTCTGAAAGCTCACCGGTATATACGCAAGACATAATTGCATCTTCTTGTAATACAGGGATCATTTTTACACACTTGTCGTAGATGTTGCGTTCTTTTAATAAATCTTCTGCAACATTCATATCTAGTGTTTTTGATACACGACGTTGTTGAGTAAGAGTAACATCACCAATAATGTCATCTTCTACTTTTAAAATTACATGTCCGCGGTCATCTGTTTCACCAGCGGCTTCAACTGTTAATTTAAGACGAGATTTGATTTCGTCTTGGCGTTTTGTTAGAAGTTCAACTTCTTTTTTAAGTGCTAAATATTGACGTAGATTTGATTTAATATCGAGTAGGCTCATAGTTTTCCTTTGTTTAGCTTAGAGCACTTGTGCTCTGTAGCGTCGTAAGGAAAATTTATACCCACCCACTGACAGGTGTCAAGTTACTTGGCGGTATTAGCCTTAATGCCTCGGTAACCGGTCTTTTTCTTGTTCATGCTCCCAGGCTTTTTGTAACCAGCCCCGTTTGGAGTAGCAGCAATACGTTGAGCTAAAGCTTTAGCAATCTTGTCGTGGTGCTTAGCCATTAGAATCCTTTACGTAGGCCTCTAGAGCCTCGATAATGATTGACGTTACAGTTACCCCATCTTTAGCGGCTTTGTACTGTACGGCCTTCCAGAGGTCGTCAGGAACCCTGATGGTGCGAGTTGGCGTCTTAGGTGCGTTAGGCATCCGTCAAGTATACCTGCCCAACGCTTATTGTTGGGTGTAAAGCTGCCCCACCTGGCCTCGATCCAGGGACACCCGCATTAACAGTGCGGTGCTCTACCAACTGAGCTATGGGGCAATACGGCTAAACAGTAGCCATATAAAGGAATTCTTTAAGACTTCCAATATTCATGGGTATTCCGCCTTGCTCATCAATACCCTCACCATCGACAACCGCGCTAGCCAAAGCATTCTTTTGTTGTAGGGCTTCCCATTGACGTTCTTCGATAGACCCAGAGATGATTACATCTTGGATAACAATTGAAGGCCAAGTAGAAGACGCTCGCATAATGCGCCCGTTGCGTTGAACGGCGCCTCCTGATGACCAAGGCAAATCGTAATTAACTAACAAGTTAGCTGCTGGTAGATCTACGCCATACCCTCCGGCGTCTGAGCTAATAAGGACACGAATAGCAGGGTCAGTATTAAAAGCTATCTTGTTTGCCTCTTTGGTCTTAGCGTCTAGCTTTCCAGAGTATTTGCGGCATTGGTCTGGCCCTAAACCGTTAGCAATCATGTCAAGCATGTCTACATAGGTAGCAAAAATAACAACTTTGTTAGCTGGGTCAAGGTCTAAGAAATCTTTAACGTAACTAATTAAATATTCAAGTTTTGGTGAATCATTAACTCCATCTAATAACCCGGACTTAACCATTTCAGAAGCATAAGCCGACCCGCCCTTAGATCCAAAAGTTGGAGTCATCTGGCTAAATTTAGCGACCGTGCCATCTTCGTCTTCATCTTCCCATAAAACTGTTTTATCAACTGAGTCGTACTTTCTAGCGCTAGTGCGTAGAAGGTCTGGGTGAGAACATAACATTTTTAAACAACCAATTTTAGACATGATGCGCCCACGAATTTCGTCTTCTGGACCTCCGCCTTTCTTTTCAAAACCATAATGGGCAATTAAGTTAAATGATGCACCAAACAAGTTTTGAGCTTCATCAAGATCGCGAATTAAATCTTCAACAATAATGCTGTACAACTTAGAGCCTTTGCGGTCAAGGACAATACGCACAGGATCTTTGTGAATTGAGTCTGGCAAGAACGGGGCTACGTCAGCATCTTTTTGTGCTTTACGAACGCAAGCTTCTTTTAATTTTTCATGCAAAGTAGGTAGGTTGCGGTAACGCTGTACGCCACCCCAGTTGTTACGGACAATAAATGCTGAATCAAAAATGTCAAAGCGCCCTAGAACACCTGCATCTACAAATTGCATAATACTAAATAGCTCTTCTGGTTTACCGTTCTCGATAGGTGTACCTGTAAGAGCGTAACGATACGGTGAGCTAATTAATCTCTTTACTGCTTTTGATCGTTTGGATCTAAAAGATTTGATGGCTGTGGCTTCGTCAAGGACGACAAATCCTCGTGGTAAGTTTTTGATGGAATCCCAGTCGTTAACAATTTGCTCGTAGTTGAGAATAATGTAATCAACCCCGGAAGCCCGCCAATCCATGGCTTCCTCATATTGAGCAAGTCTCTGTTTCGGCGTTCCATCAATGACCAAAGCTTTAGAAGTTCCATCGGTAAATTTCTCAATCTGATTAGCCCACTGATACTTCAATGAGGATAAGCAGATTATAAGACCTGGCTCTGTAACTTTGTTCTCATCCATCAAACGTTCTATGGCTGCAATAGTAAGAACGGTCTTACCGAGCCCAAGATCGTATGCCACTAAAACCTTATGGCGTTCGACCATGCGGTCTACAGCTTCAGGCTGATATGGGAGAAGAGTTCCTTTAAAGGTCAACGCTAATCTTCTTTTTTAAATCTTCAATAGTTCCATCGTTAACAATAGTCTCGTCAAATATCCAAGCGTCTAGCGCTGTTTCAGAGATGTGGTCATTAACAGCGTCTACTCCTGGACGCTCAATACGCCAGATCTGGCCACCCTGAGAAGAAAGCGCTGCTGCTTCATTGGGAAACCTAACATCAGTAATAACATAACGTCCTTGTTGTGGGTCTTTAATCTGTGACAAAGTTAAAGCTACCCATAGGTACTCGTCAATCATGTTTCGGCCAGCTGCACCAGTGTCTTGTAGTAAACGACGAACCTGTGGCTCTTGTTTAGCTTCATCCCAACCTTTAAGGTTTACAAGGTCTTGCAAGTAACCGGTAGGGCTACAAGCCACCATAGGATTAATTTGGTAAACAAAATCACGAATAGCATCTGCAAACGCCAGTTGAATAAAACCATGATGGTCTACCAAAATGTCTGCAACAGTGTTCTTACCTGATTGGGCGTAGCCCGAAAGTCCAATAATCATACTTTTCCTCTCACCATGTGTTTAGCTGTTTCTATACCAGACTCTATCTCAAACTTACTCATCGCGCCAATATCTTTCATATCGGTATGTGAGTAGTTAAAAAACCAAGCCTCTTTGCCCATCTCTTTGCACAGCTCAAGCATACTCATAGACGCGGACTGGCCAGCGTGGTCGTTGTCTAAAGCAAAAATTAATCGGTCTGCGCCACGTAATAAATTAAATTGAGCTGTAGAAACAATTGCCCCGTAGGTAGCTACCCCTCCGGTAATCCCGACAGAAGCTAGTCGAACTACATCCAGCGGTGATTCAACCACAATCATTTGGTTACATACGTATTCTTTATATCCAAATAAAGCTATGCTTTTCTTTACCTTAGCTGGCTGATTATTAAAATACCGGCGGTCATATCCTTTTTCTTGCCAACCCATAAGCTTGTCAGTAAGAGGATCTCTAATAGGCATAATCCAATTCTTTTTTCTTGCATCCCACAATAACTCATAGGCACGTGCCGCGTTACTAGTTAAACCTCGTACAGCCAAAGCTTCTTCTGGCGGATCAACAAACGCATGAAGCATCGATTCAGTTACAACTAAAGTCTCTTCAAGTACTGGCTTCTTCTCTTCAAGCAACCTAGTAAACCTAGACATTAAACTTCCAGTAGAACCGAGCCATTCTCTAGCTTTATCAAACTCAATCTGCTCTACATAGCTGATAAGGGTATACAAACCGCCTTTAAAGTTACAAGAAAAACAAATATGTTGTCCGGTGTCAGAATTAATCCACCAAGAAGGGTTGCGGTCTTCTTTGCCAGTGCGTTCTTCGTGAGCAGGGCAGTACCCCTGAATCTCGTCGCCTCTGGTGTTAACTACTTCTATTCCAAGGCGAGATAACGTATCTGTCATCTCCTCGACTGTCATAGGTCCTCTACACCTAACTCTCTAAACAATCCGTTGTTCCAATCCCATACTAGGGATACTTCAGATAGTCCAGCGTTACGTGCGGCTACAACGCGCAAGAGACGAGTGTCGTCCACAAGTTCGTCTTCTCGCTGTAAACCAAAAATAACATCCGCATCTTGATGGAATGAAGATGAGTAACCAATTGCATCCGCTGATACCTGACCCTTCTTCATTTTCCAACTTAGGACCTGTGTAGAAATAACAATAGGCTTGTTGATTTTTTGAGCTAAACGCTTTAAAGATCGAGTAATGTTAGTCAAAGCTTGTGGGGTATTTGATTCACCAGTCTGCTCGTCAATCATCAAGTAAGTGCCGTCAATAAAAACAATATCTGGGTTCTTGTTTTGAATCTTGCTTGCTACACCGCTAACAGTCTGACCACCAGATGAATCGATAAACCAAAACTTATCCCTCATGTTCTCAATGCCTTCAATAATCTTGTAATAACGAGCTTGTTCTTCAGGTGTCAAAGAGCCGGTCATTAGACGCTTGTGGGAGATCTTAGCTTTCATGGCGTAGTAGCGACTCTTCTGTTCATCGTTACTCATCTCAAATGAATAAAACATAGGGACCTTGCCGGCTAAATGGCAGTTCTGTGCGATCTGCAAAGCAAGGGTTGACTTACCTGTTTTTGGTGGAGCAATAATAACAATCAACTGACCTGGTTGAAGCCCTGATGTAGCTTCGTCCATAGTTGGAAAGCCTGTTGGTAATCCTAATAACCCTGGATTGTTTTTACGGTTTTCGTATTCATCTTTGGCGGACTTGGCAGCTTGTGTAACTTCAAGATCGTTTGACTTTGTTAAACCATCTTCTTCAAGTTTAATAATTCCGCGCTCCATAGCTTGGAGTGCGCCTTCGTGATCTTGGTCTTTTTCTATAACCTCAAGTGCTGAACCAAGGGTTGAAATAATTCTTTGTTTACGGCGAACATCTACAAGACAATCAATTAAATATTCAATTGAGTCTTCAACTGGTATTGGTGAATACGTTGGGAAGTTTTCATTAATAACTTCAAGGCTTGGGCATTCTCGGTACTTTGCATTGTGCGAAAGTATAAAACTAATTACCTTTCGGTCTGCTGCATCAGCAAACCAAACCTCGTTAATATTATTTTCAAGTAAAGGTGTTAGATCGCGTGTTTGTACAACCTTACTGAGGAGTTGCGCTTCGTGATTCATAAGTTATTAAAATCCAATCCCCAGTGGCCGTATTGTGCTCGTCGAGTAGGTATGTCTATCACACCAATCACTTCTGGTCTATACGGCAACTCGCCGACAATATCCTTTTGTGACTTATAAGAACTAAAGTATCTAAACGGATTTGTACCCATTTTGTCAAGCTCTTCAACAAAGAAGGTTAACTCTTCTTCATCCATAGTAAATGAAACAAGCTCTAAGGTAATACCTTGTTTACTTGTGTATACATACAAATAGCTTAAAATGTCTTTACGTATCTTTTTGTTAGCTTTAGATACAGTAAATAACTTTAAAACTTTTTTGGAAGCGAGCTCTACAATTAAGAATACATCTTCTGTTACTAATATTCTTTTGGGGAGCTCGTTACTGATGTCCCCGTTTTGCATCCTTTACAGGACCTCAACTTTACCAAATTTTATAATAAACTCTCTAAAGTCTTGGTTAGATTCTTTTGCGCGTTCTGCGTCCTCTGGTGTAGCTCTGCTAGAAATCTCTAGTGGGTAGTTACCGTTGTTTGTATCAATACGCGCTTTAACAAACGCAATGTGCTTGCACTTTAGACGGCCAGAGAAACCTGGGCATGTGCAATGAAAATCATTTGGATCACCCACAGATACTTCGTAAATGCCTGGACCAGACGTGCTTGTATTCGGAAGGAAGACCTGTACTAGCCTTAAATCGTTCCGCACCTTGTTCTCTTTCATTTACGTAAGTCCCCTCGTGATGATTCTACTGGTAAGTAGCTGAATATTTCATGGACAAAGCTTTCTGTCGAATCTCCGTACAGCCCAGCCCAATCCTCACGTTTGATATTCGTAGTGACAATGGTAGGCAATCCGTTGTTAAAACGGGTTCTTAACACGTGATGAAGCATATTTTTTTGCCACCCACTGAGGCTGGCATGCTCGCGACCTACGTCGTCTAGGACTAAAACCCTGATGTTATACGCATCGTTAGCGCACTCGCCCATGATACCTTCGTAGATTAACTCTTGGTCTTCAGTCCAGCCCTCTATCTGAGCGCCCTTTAAATCCAATAGACCGCTATAGGTAATAAAATAACAAGGGCGAATTAAAGTGTTGTTATCTTTTACATCAAAAGCTTCTAAAGAAAACGTAGTCATAATCTCTTGCAATGTTGCTAAAGCAATAGTTGTTTTACCGTGTCCTGGTGTGCCGTAAAGCATTAAGCCTTTGCCGCAAGATGCTTGACCAACTGATCTAATAAACATCCCTTGATTAGCTGCGGTTACCCAAGTTTTAATTTTCTTTAAAGTATCCGGTTTTACGTCACCACAATCTGACAAAGTCCAACCAAGACGTGCAAGCGGTATACCTGCCATCTTTACCCAAGTACGTCTGCGTACCTTTAGATCTTCAACCTTGAACATTCTTTGCCCAATCCCATGACTTCTCAGATTTAACCTTTTCGGTTTCTATGTCCTCCGGGGTAACCATAAGACGTTCTGCCTGAATCTTCAACCCCGCAAACTGTTGAATAAATCTTTTCCAAATATGCTCAGGATCATCAATTGACTTATCGTGCTGAATCTGTTTGAAATAAAGATCAATCATCATCTTTTCAAGGGTGCCGTTAGTCCCATGCTCTGATTGAGCTTTAGCTAAAGCAATACGAAACCTGCTGGTAGTAACCGCCCAAGGCTTAACGTGCCACAGCTCGTGCATGCGGTTAGCAAACTCAAATGCCGTGTCTGTAATGCTCCAGTTAGCGGGATCGCCGGAACGCTTTTGCATACGAACAGCATTCTTCTGCTCTTTGGCTTCTTCTTTTTCGCGGTACTTTGCTTCCCTTGCCCGTTGCCGAGCTTTCTCAATATCCTCCGGATCGTAAGATGCTGGGAAATCGTCCACGCTTGCTCCAATCTTTAAATCGTACTCTTGGTAAGTCTCATCGGGTCCCCCGATATATTCGGTTTGCTTCTTGCTATATAAGCTATTAGTACTTAATAAGCTATATAGTGGAGACTGCTGTAATAGAACGCAGGTTTCTGGCGTCCAGTATTCTGCTTCCACAACATGGCTGATAGTCATAATCCTGCCATTTATGTGGACCTTTTTTGTCTCAATTAGCCCAAGCTCTCTGAGCTCTCGAAGCGATGCGGCTATAGCCACTCGTCCTTCGGAAAATACCCTTGACAGGCCCTCAGCGGTTATCTGAGGCCTTGCCGTGAGTAAATACATATAGATACCTGTAGAACGACCAGAAAGCACTCCTATGGGCCTTCCTTGCTCTTTTTCATCTCTTCGACGATGGCTTCCGCGAAGATTTTGGCAATGGCTTGGATTCCAAAGTAGAGATTGTCCATGTCTTCTTCGTCGACGTCTTCTTCCTCTTCATCTTCGTCAGTTTCTTCGTCATCCGCCTCTTCGCCATCTTCGTCGTCCTCCAACTCTTCTTCGATTTTCTCTTGTTTTGGAATTACTGGGTCAACCGTTGCTTTAATGTTTTGAGCAGGGTTGAGGGGGATAAGACCTTCGGTTAGGTCGTAGCAAGGGATCTCTGTATCTTTACAGGCAGCCAAAGCGTTTTGGCAATCCTCGTCTTCGTCAGCCCATAGCAAAAACGTTGCAGCCTTAAGTCCTTTAAGGTGTTCAACTGCATTTTTAATTGGGGTGGTTGATATGTTGACACTGGCAGATGGGATTCCATCAAACTTGCCAGACTCCGTAGTAAAGACTAAAAGATCTTTACCTTTGTCTCTTGCTAACTGAGTAGCAAATGTTTGCCCTTGGCTTGGTCTGTCTTTGTAAGCTAAAACCAAAGTACCGTTAGCGCCGTTTGAACTTTGGGCGTAATAGTAATCTTCCATTAGAGCTTCTAGATTAGCGCGGCTGGTTGCTCCATTGCCGGCGACGAGCACATAGTATTTGTCCATTGGACCTCCTTGGTAGGGGAGGCTCAGACTAGCCTATGTTTGAGGTTGCGCCAAGTAGACTGAGACTGGGGTTCCTGGAACTAGGTTTTCCGCAATCTTTGAGTCAATAAGTCGACTTATTACAGCAAATCTATTTTTGTACAGATGGCTGCGGGCAGAGTTTGCACTTCCGCCTTCCCAGTAAAGATCGGCAGGTGAACATGGTCCGTTGCTTCCATCAAAGAATTCTAATAGACCGGCTGAGTTTTCAAACAAAGACGAATCAAATTTAATTGTGCGGGTGTTAGCTGTAGCCCAAGCTACTTCAACAGCAGCGTATGCGGCAGTAGCTGGCGCTGTACCTGTTACGTATGGGCGAATCCAGTCTTTAGCTGTGACTGTTGGGGTTGCGGTACCTCCGGTGTTGTAAAGACCGTTAGCACCGGATCTGATTGTAAATTGATCTTCAGTACAGCTAATGATTGTTACATTAGCCAGGTTATAGGTCGCCCCACGGATCATAGTAATTCCAGTAATTGTTACTACTTGACCCACGGAAAAATTGTTTTGAGCTTTGTAGGTTACAAAACTACCGTCTCCAGATACGTCGGTAATAGTTGCTAATAGTTTTGCTGTTCGCCCTACAACAGCGGATCCAATTAACGCGTAGGAAGAGTTGTACCACTTGATAGAAGGAGTAACTGTATCCGCGGTATTCATTCCCTGTGCGTACAAGCTAAATGTGTAAGGGGTATTTGGGTAGTGAATAGGCATAAGTTGGTTGTTGGTAGAACCGTCCCAAGACTTTAGTACTACAGAGGACCCTGTTGCCGTTAGCTTAAGGGCATTACCAGAAAGGAATATATCTCCCGTGCAATCAGCTTCAGATTGGTTAGCTGCACTTTTTGTAAATTTAACAGTTTTTCCACCGCTACCAGCTATTACTGTGTAAGTTCCATTTATATCAGCACCTACCCACGTAGATCCTGATATAGCAATTACATCGTTAATTTTAAAATCGTGGCTTACAGTTAAAGTTAAAGTCACGGTGCTGTCTAGGATTGCTGCGCGAGCAATTTTAAATACAGATACCCCAGGCTCTTGGCTTGTTGCATCTATGGTGTTAGTGGAGTTACTTGCTGTCCAAGGTGCAATTGGGCTAGCGAAGTGTGGGTTCTTTAATTCATTAATTCTGGTGGCTTTAATAGTTAAATGGATCTGGCGAGCTTCATCAAAAGTAGTTGGTGATGAATTTTGTTCAAATTGAAGAGCATCAAAGTAATGGAACTCGCTACCAGCGGCAGATGCTATTTGAATAGTAGGTATTGCGTAATATGCTAATGCCGGTGCAGTATCGGTTACAAATTTACGGCTACCGCTTACAAGCTCACCTGTAGCGTTGTTGCTAGCTGTACCTGAAGACTCAGAGATAAAAACACCAACACGGGTATACCAACGTATTCCCATAGTTATCGATCTAGCTGATCCGCCAGTAACTGTGTAACCGCTAAAGCTGTAAGACAAACCTGTTGTTACAGGGATACCTTTTGTTAAAGGGTTAATCTTTGTGATATCTCCATTTGTGTATCCGCATTCAATTTTAATAGTTGCAGTGCTTCCAGAAACATTTTTAACAGATAAAACACCTTTACGCTTATTAGGGGTAAACGTTGAAGAAGATGGCTCTTCCCATGGCTTTGGGTAAGGCTTAATTGTTGGGTACGCTTTAAATACTTGGTTGTAGACGTCCTGTACAGGAACGTCTGTCCCAGTAAGCGCAAAAGAAATTGTTTTATCCCCAACTACAGTGACAGTAAATTGGTTAGTGGTTGTGTTAAATAAATTTAATGGAAAATTAGAGGTAGTAAATTTATCTCCAACACGGTAACCATGAGCATTTTTTGTAGTTAGTGTTGCTACGTTGCTGGTTAACGAAGCTTTAAGAATTGTTTCTGTAGTAATAGCTCCTAATGAGGCTGTTCCATTGAGGGATCCCCAGTGGCCAATACTTTCTTCAAAAGAAGAATCGTTATAATCAAGCATAAGGTTGTGGCCCATAGTTAAACCATCTACCGATGGGTTAGGTTCTGTTCCTAGGGGCTTAGTAACCGCGTATCCACCAAAAGCTTTAATGTACTCTCGTAGACCTTGTTTACTACCCTTTTCTTTATTAATTTGAACAGCATCTCGGATTAAAATACGTGATTGCTGGTAACCAATTTCTTTTTCGTAATTGTAACCAAGTTGTTTTAGGAATAGCGGGACAAGCGCTCCATTACATTTTTGAACATCATATTTGTTAACAAGAAGGTTTACTACAGTGTGGGCGTAGCTCAATTCAAAAGCAAATAAAGATATAAAGTTGTATAGGTCTTTATTGTCGTAGTTAGTTGAGGCGTCATACGCATTTTGTATTTTTGCAATATTTGGTAAGCCATCATAGAGATCGTCAACATACCCGTAATCTTTAACAGATACGCCGGTAGAGTCTCCAACTCGTAACCAGGTGTAAGTTACGGTTTCAAATACAAACAATGAATAATAATAGTAAGCGCCTTTGACTAAGTTAAGAGTATCGTCATAGAGAGTTGGGTCTGTTTCAATAGCCGCTTGTACTAATAGATCCCCATCCCACGGGTTTACCGGATATCCAAAAGAATTACGAACAAGGCGTAGTTTTGACCAAGTACCTGCTGGGCTGTTCCATTTAACTTGGATATTGCCGTAGCCACGAGGTTTAGCTGTAAAAGAGGTCGCAATATATTGAGATGCGTTATCTGGACCGTAATACGCTAAATTATAATAATTAATACCATAACGTGACATTAGACTGTAATGCCTCCAGTTACAGTAAGACCCCAAGTGTAGGATGCTGGTTTTTGTGGAATCTCGTTAAGTTCACAAAGTATGTCACCTACGTACAACCTAGTAGCAGCTCCGCCGATGACAGCAGTTGCTGAAACTGTAGTGCCAGAACAAGCATAAGTAAATGTTGTTGTAGTTGGTATAGTAGTAACAACAAATACTCCGTTAAAGTCGTTGTCAATACCAGTAATTTTTACAGTATCTCCAATTTTAAGTCCGTGAGCGGTAGTTGTACGCAACGTAGCTACTCCAGCAGCTAGTGTCTTTTGGTCTACTACTTTAGTGATATCAACGTCTTTGCGGATCAATTTTTTTGTTTCTACATAAGCTACACCAGCTACAGAGTTAACAGCTGAAGTGACATCGTTTAGGGTTACTCGGTCCGCAAAGATTACGTTATCAAATTGGAACAAAGTGTCTAATTTTGCGGTTACCTCAGACAAGACGAGGCTTTGCTTATACTGAGGTAACACTGTTATATCAGCATCAATGTATACATCTACATATGATGGTGGCTGAAATGTAATAGTTGTGTTAGCTGGAATTTTGTCGCTTAAATAAGTTTTTAAACTAGTAGCTGTTGTGTTAAATACGTTAGATGGGGTTACACCATCGCCTGTGACACCTTTGTCTCCAAAAGGTGCAAAATAAACGGTAACGCTAGTATAGACATCTGCAATTGCTACAGCTTTAGCTGCGCCACCTTTAATACAAAGGTTTGCATAATCTGAAAGGGAGACAGCTCTATCTAATGTGCGAAGGCTTAATGGAGCGTTTACACGGATGGCGTCTGTAGATTCAAAATCCCCACCGCCAGAAGCTACTCCAGTGTCAGATGCACTAATGTACTGGTTAAGTACGCTAAGACCTGAAACACCATTAGTAAGAATGTATTTAATTGTGTTTACGCCAACATTGCCAGATGCTCCGCCGCCAGTTCGGTAGGTAGCTGTAATCTGCGCGTTTACAGGTGGGATACGTCCGCTGACATTATCTCCAAATAGAACATAGGTAATACCCTCTGCATTTGTATATGTGCTAAACACTGGGTCGTAGTTCTGATAATCAATAAGGTATGGGACTTGTGTATAAGTGACCGAGTTAACGGTTAGAGTAACGCTTTTTTCAATAACCGGGCTTTTAGATAATTTAAAGATCTGACTAGACTCTCCATTAGAAGTTCCAATAACTTCGCTAGCTACAGTTGTTCCTTGATTAGCGGTTACTGTAATAGATCCTGTTGCTGGTACGGTTACAGATGTAGCTGTTTCAAAAACAATCTGCTCTGAGCTGCTGCTAGTCACGTTTGTAGTAGCTACCTTAGTCAAGG